TTTCACCACTAGGATTTTGTAGTTTTAAACCGTTTCCTTGTACCAGTAAATCACCTGTACCACTATCTTGTATGTAACTATTACTACCATCGTGATAGATTTGTAAATCTGAACCAGCTCCAAACTGAGCTTTTACATTGTCTGGAAAAGTGAGACCGTTAGCATCTAGGTATGCTTCTATTTCATCGGTTATGGCAACGCCTGTTTGGGAGAAAAGGCTTAGGATACCAGCAGTTAATCTGAGTTCTGCTGCATCCCCTGAAGAAAAGGATCTAGCTGTTGTGCTTTCCTGAGCTCTGACGACAGTAAGGGTGTTACTACTAACCGCAGTAACTTTTACTATTTCATTATTATTCCCGTCATCTAGGGTGCAAAAAAACACTTCCCCCGATCCCAGGCTTGGAAAAACACTACCATCTGCTACTGATACTGATGTTGCAGAGGATGATAGGCTGGATGCAAGGGTTGTTTTTGCATTGTTTTTAAAAACAACTGCCACAGCTTACTCCTTATGTAATTAAGAAACTGTTACAGTCCAAGTTATTGTCATTGAGTCAGACGCACCTTTGTTTACTACTGAAAACACTGTTCTACAAAGCATAGTTCCTGATGATGATGCATTAAAGATTCCAGCTTCTGTAATCGCTCCTGTACCTGAACCAGCACTAAATGTAGCAACATAGGTTACTTCATTACTAGAAACTGTAGTTGAGGTAAGAGCCTGTCTTACTGATTGGGATCCTAATGCTGTGTCAGAAGCTGCGGCTGCTGTAGATCCAGTGCCTATGCCCATGTGGGACATAGCAGTTGCAGAAGCATCTTTCATTCTGCTTGCAACATAACCTTTACCAGCTGTAACAACGATATTGTCAACTTCTTTGACAGTCTCGCCATTGATTGCAATGTTAAGTCTGCCTTTCAATTTTAGATTATCGTTAATCATTTCTTCTCCTAGTTTAATGCATTAGAGTTTAAAGCAGCAGTGTTAAGAACACTTGATCCACCGACAGTTAATAAAATACTTATAGATTCTGAAACTGCAAATGAGTCTGCTTCAACCTTGCTTAAAGATATCACATCTGCTTCAGATAATGAAACAGTATCAGTCTTTGTAGGATCGAATCTGAATACCTGATTTTCTGTTACAGATAGGGTTTCTGTTTTAGCTAAACCATAAGACCTTACACTGTTTTCTAATACGCTGAATGAGTCTGCTTTTGGCTGATTGATTTGTTTTACAGCTTGTTCAGATAGGTTGAGTGTTTCTTCTTTCCCCACCGAGGTAGCCCTAACACTAGACTCAGACATGGTAAGTGTTTCTGTAAGTGGCTTGCTTTGTAGTTTAGCTATAGATTCTGTTACTGATAAAGTTTCTGTAAATGGCTTTGAAATACTAAATAAATGCTCTTCAGACATAAACGCAACATTATCTTTATTTAAAGAAACATCTGTCTGTAGAGGATCTGATATAGAAGCCCTATCATCTAAAGCTATAGTATCAGTAAATGTTCTAGAGAATGTTACTACTCTAGAAAGATTTTCTGACATAGTTAATAAGTCAGACTTATTTGGTGATATAAGTCTTATTGATGTTTCACTAACTGAAACTGAATCTGTTTTACCCAAAGATGCTAATACATTTGCATTTTCAGAAAGTGTCATACTGTCAGACTTAGGTATGGCTAAGGACTTAGCATCCACTTCAGATATTGTTACGCTGTCAGTTTTACCTAAGTTTTGCTGTCTTACCGCAACCTCTGACATAGTAAGAGTCTCTGTAAAAGGCTTGCCAAACTCTTTTGCTGGTAGATCTGAGATGCTCATACTATCAGCAGCTGATGTTAGAAATGATATAGCGTGTTGTTCTGATACAGTGAAAGAGTCTGATTTAGATGCGGTAAAAAACCTTCTAGCATCCTCAGATAAAGTTAAAGTGTCTGTTTTACCTAGATTACTATCTATGCTCTGTATTTGTTCACCCAGTCCAAAAGAGTCTGTAAAAGGTTTAGATACTGTTAAGGCTGCTAACTCAGAAAGATTGACAGTCTCAGCATTGGGATGTCCAGCATAAAAGTAAAGATTCTTAGTATCTGAATCTATAAATATTTGTGCTTGTAGGTTTACAAAGGTGGTAGCTAAATTAAGACTTAGGAAGCTTACTAGGTCATCACGGATTGGTGCTATGACCTGATTTTGTACCTCAAGACCAACATCTGTGGTGCTAGTAACTAATGAAGGGGCTGAGTTTTGTGCTAGTTCAACTGCTGCTGATACTTCTTGACTCTGTACAGAAACTTGTAGATCTATAAATTCTACAACTAATCTTATAGCCATTAGTCAAAGTCATCTCTCACATTAAACTTAATTAGATCGTTTACTGTTTGTATGTTGCCATCTGATTTGGTGATTTCTATTTCTCCCTCGTAAAACCCTGCCTCAGTAAAGGTTGTATTAGTAAATGCCATAGAACATTTACCATTAGAGGCATCAGTGTTTGATGCGGTAATCGTTGCTAAAATAACTGTAGTACCAATCTTTCTTATTCTTACTCTTGTTGTAGCTCCTGTTAAATTAATGGGAGCAAAAGTTGTTGGGTCCTCTGGGTCTAAAGTTTTTCCTGATGCAGCAGTATTAGAGTCTCTAAGAGTAAAATTTAACTCTGGGTGAGTGTCCCCTACCACTACTTTGATTGTTGTTGAATATGCCATTATGCAAACTCCTGATATTTAATAGTTAAAGGAGCACCAACTAAACCATACTTAGTCTTTCTTACAGCTTGTGCTTCACCTTTATCATACATCCTTTTATTCAAATCAGCTGCTTGCACATCACTCCAGGGACTGTCTTTCATCATTTGTAGTCTATATAAAGCACCATGTATTATGGTTTCTTGATATTCATTCACAATAATATTTGGAATAGTCGTAGCTGTAGCGGTTGGCTTCAAGCTGTAAAGAGCATAAAGAGAATAGTTTTCGTTGGGTGTGGGTGCGATTAATATCGTCTCTTGGTCTTTTTGTGAATAGTATTTTGGTTTGCCTTTACCATATAAATCAAACAAAGATGGTTTACCTATTAAAGATTTTGGCTCAAGTCTAGTTAGATTTTTCTCTGAGAGCTGTGCTGTAGACTCACCAATCTCACAAAAGAAGTCTAATATATGGTTGAGCTCTGCACCCACTGGTATATCTAAGTCAGCTGACTCATACTCATTGATACCAGTTACGGTTTGAAATAAAGAAAGATCTGCTAGATAAATGTCTGTATTGATACAGAAATCAATGATGGTGTTACGAAGCTCTTCAATAGCAATAAAAGATGGACAACTAGGTACCTCTCTTTTAACCTTTGGTACTAATGATTCTATCTTTTTTGCTACTGCCATTATTCATTACTGTGCTGGTGTTGATGGTCTTGGGGTAGATCCAGCATCAACTTGATTTTTTACTCCTAATGAGTTTTGAAATGATTGTAGATATACGCCAGCTCTTTGCATATCACCAGCGTATTCAGTATCTTTTTGATAGGCTCTATAAAGCATATAGTCTAGAATTGCATTTGCATAAACATCATCTAGAGATATTACTGTGGTATCAGAGGTAAAATTACTGATAGTTATATTAGCAGGTGAAGAACTATAAACAATGCTTATAGTAGCACTAGAGGATGTGGTGTGCGGATACACATAAAACACTTTAGGATCCATTGGATCATAGACATAATGTTCAACATTAGTTCCTGTCGTGCCGTGCCAGTCCTCTATTTGGTCGTCAAGCACTCGTCTTTCTATGTTTGTGATAGGCTTTGTGGTTGGTGATGCGTTTTTATAAATAGATAAAAGTCGCAAAGCCGTTGCTGGTAAAGACTGTTTAGCACTATTGGCAGCAAGCGTAAGTGATTCATTAACTGGGTTGGCATCTGGTCTAAACAAGACTACCTCCCTTTGACCATCATTTAGATAGTCTAATAATGTCTGCTGAGACCACCTGACATTTGTTGTGTCTTGCAGTATCTCCTCAGCCCTGTTAATTAAATCAACTACTTTTACCGTTGCCATTTACAATCCTAGTTGTTCTTTCTGCTCTTTGCTTAAAGATTTCTTGTCGTAAATAAAGTTCCAAAACTCAGCTCTGTGCATAGGATGCCATGGAACAATTTTGCCATGTTCGCTTACTGAATATAGTGGATCTTTGCCTGGTTTCTCTTCTACTACTTCCTCGACAGGGGCAGAGGAATCTAATGATTCAAGCTGTGCTTTCAGATCTGCAAGCTTGTCTTTTGGGTTAAGAGTCACATTATGTTTCTCTTTTGCTAGTTGTACTATTTGATCTTTTGTCATTTGTTACTCCTTCAGGGTGTATGCTCTAAAGATATCACAATTTTGTGATGCTTGTGAACTAAAAAAGGGGGAGCCGAAGCTCCCCACAAAAGTCAATATTAAGCAAACTTCAGCTTAAATTCGCCTATAGCTGTTGGAAGTACAACTTTGTACCCGTAAACAGCTAAACCTCTAACGCCATCACCGAATGAAGACTCAAGTCTTACTGATTCAGTGTTAGTCATTTGAGAAGCATAAGCAATCGCTTTTGGATGTCCATATAAACCTGATGTTACACCAGATGCTGTAGCTAGGTTATTGGAAACATACATATTGAATCTATCGATAGTACCGATAAAGCCATTTCTTAATGGTGAAACTGCATCACCTGTTAAGTTAGCTTGTCTAAGTTCTGACTGTTTCAATAGAGAAGCTGCTGCTGGACTAACAATCATGTACCTGTTGTCTTCAGGAATGTTGTTCTCATCCAGTGTTTGACCAGCGTCTAAAATGAAACCGAGAATGTTAGATGTTGTCAAATTTGCAGGTGTTGCATTGATATCTGTTAAAGATGATCCAGCAGCCACATTTGAAAACACATCTTGCTCAATAGCGATTTTCATGTTTTGAGCTGCATCGCCTGCTGCCTCATTCATGAAATCAATATCAGCTTGTTCTCTTAAAATGTCGTCAACTTTAAAAGCATAGCTTTTAGCCTTGTCGATATTAAGTTCAATAGTACCAGAAGTCACATCAGCATAGGATAGAGATCCTGTATAGTCTGCAACTGTGACAGCTGGGACTGTTCTAATGTTAACTTTGTTACCTAACCCTGAAATTTCTCCTTCGTACTCGTTAGTTGTTACCTCAGATAACATGGTCTGAGCATAAAACTTAGCTTGTAACTTTTTAGAGAAAACTTCAGGTATAAAGTGTTGCTCACCGCTTGCGAAACTAAAACTTCCGCTTGA